GTGCGGATCTGCGTGCGGATCTACGGGCAGATTTACGTGCCGATCTGCGGGCCGATCTGCGTGCCGATCTACGGGCCGATCTGCGTGCCGATCTGCGGGCCGATCTACGTGCAACACGTTTCGCCGATCTACGGGCAGATCTGCGGGCAGATCTGCGGGCAACACGTTTCGCCGATCTACGGGCGGATCTTGATGCTGTTCTTCTGGTGGATCTACGGGCAGTGCGTCTAGATGATCTACGGTTATTTGGCATATTTTATAATATATAAAATATTTTATTTTGTTCTATTTAGGTTTTTTAACGCATTTTTAATCTCATTTAATGTTGGTACTCCGGGTTCATCTTCTTTTCTAGAGTTATGAATACTCTTATTTTGTGTTGTTTTTAACTGAATATTCTTTAATAGATGACTATTTAGATTTAATTGACATGGTTTCTTTTTAATTGTAAAGAATAATGGTGGAGGTGGTGGTGGAGGTGGAGGTGGAGGTGGAATTTTCTTTTTTTCTTTAGGTTTTATTTCTTCTTCATCAATAAATGAATATTCTTTGAGTATTACTGGTTCATAGATTTTACCTTGTAATAATATCCATTGAATCGATATTTTTTCTTTATTAATCCAAATTCCTGATAATTGAATAATAAATGAACCTCTTACTTTTGAAGGAAAATCATGAATTATTTCTTTCTCCTGATTATAAAAACTAGTTGAATCATTAACCTTTAATCTCATCCATTTCGAATATTGACTTTCTCGAATATAATTATCTACGTTATATTCCCCATACAATTGAACTATTTTCTGATAAAAAACATCCAAACATTCGTGAATAAATAAATCAGTTACTTTATTCCATTGAAAAGATACATCTAAATATTTATTTCCAGAATAAATACTTATACCAAAAGGGACATACATTACGGGAGTTTGAATTATGAAGTTATTAGAATCATACTTAATAGGTATAAATGTTAAATCTTTTGAATAATTAATTCGTTTTTTTAAATTAATTAAATCAATATTTATTTCTGTATCTTTATAATGTAAAATCATTTAAGAAGGAACTATCAATTATTATTATAATATAACATTTAAATAATAATGGATGAAACCTGTTCCATTTGTGGAGATAGTTTAAAGAATGAATTTTCACATACACTTGATTGTAATCATAGTTATCATTATCAATGTATTTTACAAAGTTTTAAATTAATGAATAACAATGAATGTCCTTATTGTCGTTCTAATCCCCATCTACTTCCATTAGTAAATGGATTAAAAAAAGTTTATGAGGGTATTCATGATACAACCAATTTGGATGAGTTCTCTAATCATACATGCAATATGATACTTAGTAGAGGGAAGAATAAAGGTAAAACTTGTTCTAGGAATTGTTTATTAGGTCGTGATTATTGTAAGACACATTTTAACATGGTTAATAAGGATAAAATGATATCGAATATTAAAAATTAAATTAAATTAATAAGTTAAATGAGACTGATAATGACAGATAAACCTAATAGTTGTAAGTACGTTGGATTCCCTTTAATACCTGTAAAAATCTTAGGCATTACTCTTGGCCAAATTAATAGAATAATATAAATAAATAGTAGTCTTAAACATATGAGTATAATTGGTAGAAATGGAGTTAATGTTACATATTCTGTTACAATAATTTCTTCTTCATTATTTCCTTCATTAAGGAATTGATTTGTAAATTTTTCAACAATTGCCATTTTATATTAATAGAATATATTATTTTTCTTGAGGTAACAATCCACTTAATTTTTCATAAAATTCTCCAATACCCTTCATTTCGGGAGGTCGAAAGCATCCTCTAGCAGATGCAACATCAATTATGTTCATAACAACTTTAACATCATTGGACGTAAATTCAACGGAAGTATTATCGGAATTAGTAACATCTTCTACAGTGCTTTGAATACTTTCTTTATCGGATGACATTTTTAATTATGTAGAATAAAAAAATATCATTTTTTAAACTTAATTATTGGAATGAATAACGCCTCTATCGGAATTAAATAACCATGTGTGACTATTGTCGTCTGGATTTTGAGTAATCGAACCTGGGGAATTTATTGGAATATTAGGATAACTTTCATAGGAATTATTATTTCTTAAACATTTCTCTTTTTTTAATGGAACAGATGCATTTGTCCATCCATTGGTATATTTATCACAAAAGAGAGATGATTCTTTGACTTTAGGAGTACCGGTAGGATAATAATATTTAGTTAATTGATTTAATGTATAATTTGTACTTGTATCAATAGTATCTTTATTTAAATGAGTATATCCAATAACATTATAATTTTCTCCATAATAATCATCTAATATTTCTTGAACATTCTGGTCGAACATACTATAATTATTAAGGATTCCATGTGAATCCCATTTTAGATCGTAATTATTAACAATATTATAATTACTACTTTCATCTAAATCAATAAAGTTAATATATACTTCTTCCTCAATACATACAATGTCTAAAACTAATTTAATTGTATAGTAATTATTTGTATCATATATAAATGTATTTAATATACAACGGGTATTATTATCTTCGTCTTTCATAACATACATATTTTCAATGGACTTAGCATAATAGTTAGTACCAGAGATACATCCAATACTTTGAATGATTTGTTGAATAATAAACATAATTTTATCATTCAATTCCTCATCGATTGTATCTTTATTAACACTCCATTTATCTGTAATATCTACTAAAATGAGTTTATCCCCATTTGAGATATTATCAAGGACTTCCTCTAATTTAGTATTATAATTCTCTTTATTATTATGTATTGTATTATTTACTACTTCATATTTTAAAGGAGGTTCAACTTCATCTTTATTTATATTTAATTTTGATTTAGTCAGTGAGAATAAAAGTATTGCTACTATTAATATAAATACGAGTTCCATATATATATTAATATAATAATTAAATTTAGAAGGATAGATTATAATTTACTCTTTCTTTGAAATTAGATACATAATTTCAATTACTTTATTATTTCTTTCTCTTAAATTTCTGGATCCCTTAAAAGTATCATAAAGATATTCATATCTCGTTACATTATAAGGTTCAAATATTTTAGTCCATTCATCTGGTTTGATAATTCCTTCATTATTATACGATAGAAGAATATATTTAGTTTTTTCGATACTTTTATCAATTAATTCTTTCATAGAAGTAAATGCTTTTTTTTCATAATTATAATTTGATCTCTTCCAATATTTAGGTATACCTGAGATTTTTGATATATCTTCAGGCATACGATTTTCAATAATAACATTTAACATAAAATAATTACTTCCATATGGATGTTGGTTATAAGGTGGATCATAATAGATAAGGTCAATAGTATTTGGTAGTTGTTCAATTACTTCATTAATATCATTATTATATATACGACTATTATATTTAAGGTTACTCCAGATAGGTACATCTAATTTAATCTTACCCATAATCCTTCCAGTATCATCTCCTTTTGTTCCACCCCATGCACCTAGTTTTGTATTTTTATTTTTATGAAATCCTCGGAATACACCGGATGTATTTGCATGAATACTCGCTTTAATAAGTAAAGGAGCAATACAATAATTAAATAATTCTTTAGGAACACTATCATCAATATATTTACGTAGTGTATCAATAATAATTGCATTTTCTCTAGTATAGAAACATCTTTCACCTTCTTTAGGATTCTGGGTATCTTTTGGAGAATATAATTCAGTTATTATACCTTCATAATATGGTCCATTATCAACTAATTCATTCATAGTATGAATATGTTTTTGAATCAAGTTTTGTTGACTCGATGTAGGCTTTACTAGAAAACAGTATGTTATGATATATGAATATTTCTCAATATCATTTGAATATATAGTTTCGGAATATTGAGAAAGTGCCCTTGAAACAATTGATGATCCTGAGAAACCATCTACAATATTTAGTTTATCTTTTGGTATTAATGGAAGAATATCTTTTTCAATTACATCTTTAATATTAGGTATTAATTTACGTTTATTTCCAATACATGTTATCATTGATTGATTTTCATATTCTTCATTCATAATAGTTAAAATATTATTATTCAAATAATAAAACTTTCAATTTTATTTTCCACATTAATCTTTCCTTGGTACTAAAATAAGATTAATCCAAACCTTTACTTTTGTAGTATCAGTTTCTGTATCCCAATCGATTTCATCTTGCGACTCATCGATCGCGATCGATTTTCCATTTTCTGTTGTTAATGTAATTGTTAATTCTTTTAATTTAGTAGGAGTAATGGTACCTATATAATTAAATTTACTCGCTTTATGTAGAATCAATTTCCCACCTCCACTATTTCCATTTGGTATAATTATTTTACCAACAACCTTTTGATTATTTGAAATTGTTTTAAGGTCAAATTCCTTAATTCCTAAAATAAATCTTTCACTAATTCCAACTTTATATTGAATACCATTTAAACTTAAAAATGAGTCTAATAAAATATCAGTTATTCGATCAATATTAATAGTATCCCCCAGATCAACCTTAAATCCACCACCAGATTGATGGTCTGATAATAGACCTCCAGAAGTATTATTATCAAGGTAAATTACTATTGGAACCCTTTCAATAATTGAATTACTATATCCTATATTTCCATATAATTCAGGGGGAGTGAGTGATATTTTATCCATTTTATATTATTTAATATATTAATTTTTGGTTTATTCCTCTCGAGGTACTAATATTAAGTTAATCCAAACACTACTACCTGTTGAGTTACCTCTCTTCAGACCTGTTGATCCATCCTCTAATGTTAAAATAATTGTTAATTCTTTTAATTTAGTAGGAGTAATGGTACCTATATAATTAAATTTACTAGCACGATGTACAGTAGTTTCACCGCCCACAGTCGCGGGTGCTTTATTTGGTATAATAATTTTATTAATATATTTTGAATTATTTGAGATTGTTTTAAGATCAAATTCTTTAATTTCTAAGATATATATTGCTTTGTTAACGGCTTCAGGTACTGTATCAAAACTAATAAATGAATCTAAAAAAATATCTGTTACTCGATCAATATTAACTGTATCCCCTAAATTTGCTTTATATCCGGTGTTTGCACTTTCAAGTGCTGAGTGGTCAAGATATATTGAAATAGGGATTCTTTCATTTATTGTATTGTTATATCCTATATTTCCATATAGTTCGGGAGGTGTGAGTGAAATTTTATCCATTTTTATATTATAATTATTATTATATTAAAATTATTTTAAAACGTAGTTTTCTTTATTCGATTCAATGAACTTTCGAATGAATCGATATGATCTTTCAATTTGACTTCGATTTTGACCTCCTGTAATAATAATCTTTCCACTTTTAAAAACGGCTACAGTTACTTTTTTACATTTACCATCTCCACATCCATTACCCTTACCATTACAGGGACCCATACATTCACAAATACCACTATTGTTATTATTGGTATTAATGAAATATTTGATATTAACTCCTGGATAAATACATGGTTCATAGGATGAATAGATATCAGAATCAATGATATCACGGTGTAACTTTTCCCTATTAATTTCGAAACACATATCAAAATCACTATTAATAAGAACGATCTTGTTATCTATTAAATGTGTATCTTTGGCAAAGATTCCTAAATCCTTAAAATAATTAATTAAATCATTGATAAGATGGATGGATTGTTCTTCTCCTTTTAATCCAGTTATCTGTATCCTTCCATTATTAAATAACTTCACATTCATTATTTTATCATTAAAGATAACATGGATAGTTGCTTGATTATAAAATGTTTTTTTATTTTTCTTTTTTCTTTTCTTCTTCATTGATTTTATAGAAAATCCTTTAAAATTATTATCGACACCATATTCAATAAATGGAATATAGTTATTGGTAATTGGTACTTCCTCATATATTTTCTTTAAATTAATATCATCTGATATTTTTAAAATAGCAGTAATTGTTGATATTCGTAAATCGTCCATATTAACAATTGTTTTCAAACCAAAAAAATAAAAAAATTCAAATTTATATTATCTTTCTAAATAGTTTATTATTTATTATCAAGTATGTGTGCTAATGATAATGATGGGTTTTTAATAATTGCAGGACATAATTGATGGTTCTCAAATGTAAATATTCTATTTTGATAATTATATTTTTTAAGGAATTGTGTGCAAGCTCTACAACTATATTTTGCCTTTATTTTACCTTGTTTTGAGTATCTCCAAATAATAATGATTAAATGTGGTTTATTTTGATATTTTAAACAGAAATTAAAACCTTGTTGTTCTGCATGAATCGATGATTTATTATAATTCTTACCACATGGTCTTGAAGAACCTTTCCCTAAGATGACTTTCTTTTTTTTATCATATACAAGCCATACAACTGCTACATCACATGAATGAATATCATATAGATTATCGAATGTATAGGAATTATGTTTTAAAATTAATGGTGGTTCCTCTATAATAAATGATTTCATTCCATTAATTAATTTTATAATTAATTTTATTACTATTGAAATTAGAAAATAATCAAATTTATTGGTTAATTAAGGGGATAGTTTCTTCATCCTCTTCATCATCCTCTTCCTCAGAAGAAGCTTCTAACATATTAATAATTCTATCTTTGTTAAGGTCATCACCTGGGGAATACATATATGTTAGATCTTCCATAAATGACCGTAATATATTTTTATCAAAATTAAATATATGTTTTTCTCGTATCATTGTTAAAATTACATCAACCATATCTTCATAACCATTAATGATTAATTCATTGTCATTAATATACTTAGGCACAATTAGATGCATGTTTTCCATTGTTACTAATTTAAACTCATTTGAACCTTCCATTTTTTTTATTGTTTAGATACTAAATTATAGATTATAACGCATAATATTATAATTTTTAAATTAATATCTATTCAATAAATAATAAATGATACATTCAATTGAAGAAAAGTTAAATAAATGTCGTGATTTATCGAATGAATGTGAAAATAAATTCGATACAATTGTGAATAAAGTAAAAAAAGAGTATAATAAAACTGAAACTATTGATTTGATATATGATTTAATGTCAGATGATGAAAGAGATTATTATAAAATAAATGAAGCCTATAAGAAATATATATCTCAATATTCAAAGGAATATATTGAACTTTCAGAATATTATTATGGTCCAGAACTACCTTATTCTATTTATTGTCGTGAATTTAAGAAATATAATGGAACTTATTTAGATAGTCCGAACGAGATTAATGAATTATATGCTTTATTTCTATTTTTCGCAATGTATCATTATACTTTATCAGAAGTAACTGGGGAAGCGAAAAAATAAAAGTAAATGATTGTAATTAAAACTAATAAACAAAAGACTATCAAACTACATCTCATGAATAAATCCCTTTTATGATTATGATCTCTTCTTATATCTGCTTTATCATATCGTATAATATCTTCCATAATTGCTTTCATACTTGATTCCATATTTATAATAATTAAATAGATTTAATTTTCACGATAATCGCCATCTTCATCAGCATCATCATCCCCTTCACCTTCTCTATCATTGTCTATCTGAGAATAACCTTCATCAAGTTCCTTTTCCCCTTGTGATTGATTTGAAATTCGATGTATAATAGAAATATTATTTGCTTCTGAAACTTCCATCTCAATATTTTTTTCATACATTTTTTCTTTGATTCGATTTATTCTTTCTTCCTCAAGTTGATCTCCATATTTTTCGGTTTTAATTACATCTAAGTTTTCTTCAGATGAATCCTTAAACCAATTAATAATTCCAAATTTTTGTTGTTCTACGGTAACTGCACGTGATTCAGTTGTTCTACTTTCTAAATCATTAATGAGATTTTGTTTTTCCCTTTCTTTTTGTTTACTTAATTTATCTGAGATTAATTCCGTTTGATAAATCCATCCATCATCAATGTATTCAGATAGGAAATGGATTAATAAATCAAACGTTAATTGTGTACATGTATTAATCGAATAAGATAATCTAATTTCCTCCTCCATTTCAAGTGCCTTAAATAATTCATTAACCTGCTTTGAAGGGACAGATTGTTCATCATATAATGATTCAATATAATCAATCAGTTTAATAAATAGGAATATAAACATAAAACGAATAAACATTTTACTATAATTCATGGTATAATATGATTTGTCATATCCTTTCAAATTATGAATACCTCCTTTATAGGATTTTTTAATAAAATTAAATAATCCTTGAAAACATAAATGATCATTTTCTTTAGTATATTTATAGAATCCTTTATATTTGTGCGAATCAATAAAGATATCATTATGTAATAAGAACTCTTTTTGATTCATAAATTTCTGAATCTCGGTTATATTTGTTTCACTTAATTTCCACTGTTTAGGTATATTATCATGTAAAATAGAACCTAATACTTCTTCATTTGAATGACTTAATCTTCCGATTATATATATCATATTAGTAATATTATTTTCAATATTATTTGAATCATTTAAGTAAATATCAATATAGGTATCCATTTTATCAAATGTTACCCATAATTTTTTATAATGAAGTATTTGTTCTTGAGTTAATATCCCTTCTTCTTGTGCTCTTCCATAAAATTCCTTGATTTTTTGAATTCCCGTTTCCTTAAAACCTTCGATAGTATTGAAGACCCTACGATATTCGTTTTTTATTTCTTGATCATTTCTATCATATATTCCATTGAGATTATATATATTCTCAAAGATAGAATAAGCATCATCACCGCCATATTCTAAATATTGGTTGTAATTAATAAAATTATAAATGCGGGTTTCAATAAAGTGTGATTCAATTAGTAATTCTTTAAAATCAGATAATAATGTCTCATTACTCCTATGTTTTAATAATTCATTAAAATTATCTTCTGTAATTTCTAATTTATTATTACACGCCTTTTCTCTTTGAATTAAATCTGTATCTTCCAAGAGACCTTGAATAAAGTAGTCATTAGTATCAGTTTCAATGATATCTCCATCATCATCTCTACAATATTTTTTAAATAACCTTTCAATAATAGTAACTTTATCATCATCACTACCTTCAGGGATAACAAATGTGTCTAATAGTTCTGTAAATGATTTATTTGGAATTACTATAGGTTCTTTATAATCATAAACCCTTTTTGAGTGACCATTTAATAATATACCTTTCCAATTATTAATATTAATATATTTAAATAGTTCAATTGTATTCTTATCTTCGGGAGTTTTATTTTGAAAATATTCAGTTGTTTTATCAAAAAAGATTTCCCTCAATTTCGTATAATCAATGGATACTAAACGATTATTAATAGGGTCCCAACCATTTTGAATTAATAATCCTTCAATATCTTTATTTTTGATTGTATCAATAAATTTTTGTATTAATATATTGATTTGTTTATTTTCTTTTGATTTTCCATGTAAATGTATCGAATATTCAAATAATCTTTTATATGATTCATTTCGAAGTATGGATGAAAATGGGATTTTAAGTGTAATATTTCTGGGTGTATCATATGCTTCATGTAATGGCATTATTGAAGATAAATTTTCATAAAAGATATCAGTACCTTTTTTAAGAAGTAATTTTTGAGTATCTTTATCTTTTAATTGTTGATTAATGATTTTATTAATATTTTGAATAATTTCTGTATCAGGTAATGGTTTATAGGAAGACCAATTTTCCCTTAAATAAACTGAATTAACCACATTATTTTTAATCTTAATATATTCCCTTAATTTTCCATTGATATTTGAATTCTGGAGGATATAATTTGCAGTTAAAATGAATTGATTCTTGAAAGTGGGTAATTTATTATATTTTTTGGATTCATTTAGGAATATCTTAATATTTTTCCATAACTTATCTTTCTTATATTTCCCTGCGGATTTATCTAAAAGTACAGTAATATTGTCAATTGTATCCATTGATATCTTTGTGTGAATATTTTGCGTTGATATTTCAATCTGATCATTAATAATGTCTTCATTTCTCCATAGATTAATTAATTCTTTCGTCTGAATTTGATAGGGTGGAAAGGATGTCTGTAAATGAAACAAAACTAAAAATGTAACTACAATCACTTCATTACAATTTATTAAATATTCTTGGAATGCTTTTTGTTCATTATTATATTCTGCTTTTGTCTTTTTATTTTTCCGTTTACTTTCACTCGTTTTTTCTGGTTTTACGAATAATTTTTTATATTTATCTTTTAATTCCTTATATTGGGGATGTTTTTTCGATACATTATTCATTGAATATCTACGATCCATTAATTCCTCATTATTAATTAGATCAAAATAATCAATTATTTTTTGTTTATCATAGGGAGTTAGGTTAATACTTAATAATGATGTTATTCTATGAATTATTTTTTTTATCTTTACTTGTTCTTCATTTAAATTTTTCAAAGTTTCATCTTCCTCAAGGGTAGCACGACTATTGTTAGGGACTCCATCTCCAAAACCTTCAAGTGTGGAGTAATCTTCATGACATAGATATTCTCCACAAACTTTACATGAAATGATACCATCTTTTGCTATTCCTCCATAAATATTTTTTAATGTGATGAAACTATCCGGGTCATCTTTAATTTTAGTATTATATAAATGATGTTTACAGATTAGTTTTTCATCGGAGTTCTTTTCATATAGATATTCATATGTTTCATGATCGAGGGGTTCTCTTGAGAACCTTTTAATAAACCTTTCTATATAGTTATTTCGAACAGGGATTACTATAATTGAATTAATATAATCTTTAATAAGTTCAATTTTTTCTTTTGTTGTTAATATTTTTGATCTTTTTTCAATTGTTTTAATTATTTTCCGTTGCACATTACTATTATATTCCTTTATATATTGGGAAATATTCTTCTTAATCATTCTATTAATTTTAATTCGATCTTCAATAATCAGATCATAATATTTGATATCATATGAAATCATTAATTTTCTAAAATCATTGTAATTTAAGACTTTACCCATCATTTTTGTAGGAATTGAATCAATTATATCAGAATGATTTGGAAAATTATTTTTCATTGTATATTTTAAGTTCTCTTGTGTAACTGTTTCATCAAATGTAAACATATGTACATCATTTGTCCAAAAGTCATTTTTAAGAGTATCTCTTCCTATACTTTTTGGTACAATAGTATCTTTCAATATTGCATTTCTGATATTATTCTGATTATTCGAATATTTTAAGTTATCTAATTCAGTTAATTCATAGATACTAAATGCATCACTTTTAATAATTGTAGACCCTAGATATTTATCTGGTAGTAAATAAAATCCTGATAATGGTAATTCTTGATAAGATCGTATTGTTTCAAAAAATGTTTCTCTATCTTTCATTATAGATATTATTAAAGGTCCTCTTGTTTTACTAAGTTCAAGTGTATAATTTTTATTTAATCCATGACATGGTTCAGATGGACTACAATTTCTAAAATATTGTCCTTCATGTTGTTGAATGATCGATGATTCCTTTAAAATAAAAGGTTCGAAATTATTAAGTGATTTTGATAGTGTTTGATATGTATTTTTCTCATTATCTCTAATTTTCTGCATCTTATCAAGTTCTTCATAAAGAGTATATTGAATAATATCATCATGACCTTCGATTGTATCTTCTTCTTCAATATAGATTTTTTTTATATCATCTACAATAGGGAGAATCCATTTAGGTAAGGTTGATGTTGTTTCCGTAAAGAACGATAATATATCGGATGTATCTTTTCCTTTTATTTTATCTAATTGAATGATCTGAATATATGTTTCTGCGATATCACATATTTTATTTATTTTTGTATCATCATTATATGCATTTAATTTAGTAATCATTTCTGTAATGAAACTTTCCTTTTTTTCTTGTAATGTATAGATCTTATTTTTTCTTTCTTCAACCTCAATTTCTATTTCAGGCAGAATATCTATTATAAATAATTCTTCTGAGAATATATTTGGAATATCTTTATCTTCAACTTCAACTAATCTTTCAAAATTAATAATATCAAATGAATATTCTTCGGATTTAAGAATTACATTTGAATCTTTATCAAGAAATAATAGTGTTTCATTATTATCTTCATCAATAAATAATACTTTATTACCATCAATAGATTGAACTGTTATAAAACGGTCTATAATTTCATAATCTTCTTTAAATACAGATAAATATAATTCACCTTCTTGAATACGATTTTCATAAAGCGAAATACCTTCAGAACCTTCAGTATATACCTCGAATGATTGATCTTCTTCAATATCCTGATATTCTTCATCAACTACAGTTTCTTCTTCCGTTTTATCATTTGTTGATTGAAGAATATCATCTGTAATATTTAAATCTTGATCAAATGTAGTTGATGTATCATCAGCATCTGATTTAACTTCTGGTACTTCCTTAATATTTGATTGTAAATCCATACTTATATATATTTAATTAATATTTAAAAAATTAGAACTAAATAATAATAGAATATAAAATGGAATTGCAAAATTATATTAATAATAATGATGATTATCTAAAATGTTTGAGGAAGAATAATATATCTGTTTCAAAGAATAAAGAATATAATGTTTATATTCTGAAATGTTATCGAAATAAAGAATATGACTATGAAAAAAATCCATGGATGAAATATTGTCGAGGGGCAATTGTTGATGCAGTTACAAATAAAGTCCTATGTGTCCCTCCCGTAAAGTCAAATGAAATTGAAGACTTAAATAAGATTATAAAAGATTATGATAGTACTAATAAATATGAACCTCTTATTGATGGTACAATGATTAATATGTTCTATAAAGATAATAAATGGATATTATGTACACGAAGTAGTGTTGGGGCGAAGAATTCGTGGGATGGTAAAGTTCCCTTTTATAAATTATTTACAGGTATTCAAGGTACTGAATGGTATTCAGAACTTAAAAAAGAATATTGTTATTCATTTGTCTTTCAACATATTCAGAATAGAATTGTGACACCGGTTACTAATAATGCTATTTATTTAATTGAATCCTATGATATGAGTGGAGATGTACCTATTACTGCTGAATTACCTTTAATTAATGGAATTACAAATATAATAAGACTTACAGGGGATGATTTAAAAGAATATTTGAAAGAACCTATCTTTTTTTCGATTAAGGGATTAACTGTAAAAGATAAATCTGGAAAAAGAATAAATTGGATTAATCCTCTATATAAGAAAGTATTAGGTCTTAAGATGAATCATAATAACAAATTCTTGAACTATATGGAATCATTTGAAAAGGATATTTTGAATGAATACCTTTATTATTATCCTGAAGATACGGAATTATATACTCAATATTATAATCAAATTATTCAATTAAAGGATAAATTATATCAAATGTATTGTAATATTTATATATTGAAACATAGTTCTTTAAAGGATGCTCCATATGCATTGAAGCCTGTACTATATGATATCCATGGCGAATATTTAAAAACAAAAGAAAAAATTAATCGTGTAAAGATTGATCATTATGTTAATAATTTACCTCATAAAAAGTTGTTATTTATTATCAATAGATTATAGTTTCTTATCTGCCTCAAATTTAATCGATGAATAGATATCAATTAATTGTAAACAAGCAGTTATAAATAATTCGATTAAAGAATTTGTTTTCTGTTGAACATTAACTATATCTTTAGTATATTCATAGGATAAATGGAATTGAATTATTTCTTCAAGGGGATGTGTGCGCTTATATCCACAGACGTTAAATTCGGATTCTTCAAGTATGTTCATTGATATATATGATTGTAGAATATTACCAATTGTATCGTTATATCCAAATACTGTTAAGGTATAAATATTCTCTTTGACATCTAAACTTATTATCGAATCATCTTCAGTAGTTATTTTGGGTAATTCATTCTTAAATAATTCTATTTGATCAATGATAATTTGACATGATTTTAGAAATAATTCTTTTGAATTATTAAAATGAACTGAATCTATTTTAAATGTATACCAATAAGGTTCTATATTTTTATCCCTATGGAAGTATCTTTCTGATTCCGAAAGATAAAGACTTTTTGCATATTTTTTCTTTTCTTCAATTCCTTCGATCCCTTCAATTTCAATTTTTTCATCAAGTACTTTTTTAAATAGATCTGAGTCTCTTTTGAAGGAATAACATGCTAATGAAACAGCTTGCCATGAAGCATTTTCATTAGCAGTCGATATTCGAGGAACCCCCCATAATTCAAGACCTTGTTTTGTATTCTCACCAATTGATTTTAATTCTGTAATTGGACAGTAATAATGTTTTCCTTTAGTTTCGAAGGGTCGAAATATCTTTTTTTTTTCTTCGAATGATAAAGGTGAAGAAGTGTCGTAATTGGATAAATCAATATCAGTTTGTTCTTTTAATTCATCAATGTCGATATCATTTTTTAATGGATAAATATCAAAATGTTCGGAGGTAATCATTTTCACAGTATCTTCTGAATTACTATTAACATTCAATTTAAATAGATACTGTTTATGATAGTTATCAGGGTCAATATATAATGGGATAAGTGATATTCTATGTTCAAGAAATTCATTATGTAATGATGTATTATTTTGAATAATATGAATATCCTTATTATTCATATCAATTCTGAAACCAATTGATTGGATATCAGATAATAAAGTACGCCGGAGGGTATTTACTATACTTTTATGGAGACCTGTTTCAAAATCTCCATGAATATCAAATATAATACTATTTTCTGATTTTGAACTGAGTAAATCTATCTCAATATTAAAATCCATTTATTTATATTATTAATTATAAATTAATTATCAAATTTTAAATAAGTTTTAGTTTAAATTATTAATTTTATTTTCAATTAATTAATAAATGAGTAATTCGATTTCAAATATATATATAAGTAAAAGATGTAAATATTGTTTAAAGTTATTAGAAATATTAAAGGGAAGACCAGATGTAAGAGGCAAAGTCAAAATAGTATCTATCGATGATGAACCTTTCCCCAATTTTATTAAAACTGTACCCACAATGGTTTCTCCTGATAATAAAGTTTGGTCATCGGATCAAATTTTTACAATGCTCGAAGAATCAAAGAAACATTTAATGCAACAGCAACAGCATCAACAACAGCAACAACAACAGCAACCGCAACAACACCATCAACAACAGCAGCAGCAACAACAGCAGCAGCAACAACAGCATCAACAACAACAGCATCAACAGCAGCAGCAACCACAGCAGCAGCAGCAGCAACCGCAACAATGTTCGATTGGTGAAGGGAAAGAAGAAGTATGTGATATAAATGGATATTGTATTAATTCCGCATCATCATGTCTTGCATATTCTCAAATTGAAGGGGATGATGGTGGTTTGATGGATAATTATGCATTAATAAATGATAATCAAGATAATAGTGCTATTCAGAATAGTAATTCCCATCCAAATTCAACAAAGAAATCAGATAAGTTTGATAGTGATTATGAAAAATTAATGTCAGAAAGAGGAAAACTTATGAAGGGACCTCCAATGCAGTAAAACTTTGCGTATAATAAAATAAAATATTTAATCATACTATAATATAATATGTCCGAAAATGTAAATACTGTATTTAAATCATTTCTTTCAGAGATCATTAAAGTTTTTCCTGAATATGAGAAGAGATTATTAAAAACATATTATAATGGTAATTTTGAGGCCGAACAATTAATTGAAGGGAAAATATCAGAATTTATGGAGAATATTGGAGAGATTAGTCAATTAATTTCAATAAACGATTTAACTGTGATTGATAAAGATCCAATTCTATTGGAAAATGTATCAATTAAAATGATATGGAAATCAGATATATCAACACAAACCAAGAATAGTCTTTGGAGATATTTACAAACATTTTGTATCCTTCATATTAAGAATAATCAAAATGATGAAAGAGTTTCAGATGTAATGGAGTCCATTAAACAAAATGAGAAAGTTAAAGATAAGGAAACAGTTAAAAATATGAAGAAGTTAAAAAAATTAACGGAATTAATTAATGAGGATGTTATTAAAGAAAATATTAAATCTTCTGATATGGAACAAATGGGTAATTTATTTGAAAATACTCAAATTGGTCAAATTGCTAAAGAAGTAACAGAAGAATTAGATATTGAAGGAATATTATCGAATGAGAATGGATCTGGTGGTATTGAGCAATTATTTAATGGAGGAAATATGATGAATATAATTCAAACTATAAGTTCAAAAGTAGGTTCATTAGAAAATGAAGGTAATGGAGGTAATATTATGGAAGAAGCAATGAATATAACTAATACAATGAAAGGGAATCCTATATTCAGTACGTTAATGGAGGGCATGGGTGTTGAAGAGAGTGATTTAAATCCTAGGTCAGAACCTCAAATGGTTAGAGATGATATTGTTGTAAAAGACACTTCCCATACATCTTCTCAAACTAGAAAAAGACTTCAACAAAAATTAAAGGATAAAACAGAAAATACTGAAAAATAATATTTTTATTATATTATAATTATTATATATGACACCTTTATGGATAAATAATATATCTATTTTATATGAAAAAAAATACCTATTGGAAATTATCCCTAAAAAAGAGTATGATATGAATCGAAAGTTAAATTGCCTTATACGTATTGCAATTTATTATTCTGTAATAGTATACATTCTAAATAAAGATATGAATATATTTTTATTACCAATAATTGTTTCAGGGATAACATTATTACTCAGTAAAAAACATAAACCACTTGTTGAAAATGAATCAATTAAAAGACTTATGAATAATAATGGAAATAGTGAAGAATTAATTCAAGAATTAGATGGATATTGTAGAACTCCTACACAAGATAATCCATTTATGAACCCGATGTTAGTCAACATTAATGATGAAAATTCGTTAGAATCATGTTCTTCGTATAATAATAAGGGGATTCAAAGGGATATTGAAAATAAGTTCAATAAAGATTTATATCGGGACATTAATGATATATTTGGTAAAAATAATTCTCAAAGACAATTTTACACTGTTCCTGGTAAATCGAATCCAAATGATCAAACTACATTCGCAGAATGGTTATATAAAACACCACCAACATGTAAAGAAGGAAATGGACTTCAATGTATTGCAAATCAATATTCTAGTTTAGGAGAAGGTCCTTGGGGGGGTAAGTCATTACCAAGTAATTAAATCTATTTTAATTTGTTTAATTGTATTTTTTAAGATATATTTTATAATATTCTAAAATAAAATATATTTTCATATTATATAAATGACTGACACTAAAAATGTTTTTTTAAAGGGATACCATGGAGGATTAAAATCAGATGTTACTAAACTTCAATTACAAAAATGTTCTGAAAACGAAATTAATGATACTTTTACATTAGATCAAAAGACATCTTTAAAGTCGGATGAAGCGGCGATTAATTATAATGAATTACAATCATCTGGTCCAGGAAATTATTTCATCGATAATATGTATGGATGTGATTGTTCTTTAGAAAAAGCCCGTGAAGTTCAATTAAGACAACCTGCTATTAATTTTAATGGAGGTAAGGGTTGGATTGGGGAAGAAGGTTGTCTTATTGATAAAGATTCAGAATTAAGGTTTGAGGAGTCTACAAATAAGAAATATATTAATCAGTTAACGACTGGTTTGAACCAAGGATTCTTTGGAAAGGGACCGTATGACGTGGATTCTGAATCTGAAATCAGGGATAGTTTAATTGTTAAAGTTGATCGTCCATGTAATGTATTATCGGGTGTTTCAACATATGATCTAAATGTTACACCAATGATTGAAAAACTGAATAAAGAGATTCAAGATCCTAAAAATATTATTCCTGAAGACTCATTAAATTCATGGGTTAGAGGGGGATTGCCATCAAGACAGATTGCAAGAAATAAAGAATATTTAGAAAGATGGCAGGCAGCACAAAATTAATTTATAATATAATATATAATACAAATGAATCCAGTTGAAAGTAATGTAAACACCGAAAACATTGGTAATTATATATTAAATGATGTTCAAGTAAGTACAGAATCTGTATATCCCTTTTCTCCAACTATTATAATGCAAAAAACAGGAGGTTCTATAGTCGATAAGAATAGTATTATTGATGTTCAATCTGAATTATTGAATATTACTCGAAAGAATTCAAATGATCCAGAAGAAAAATGGTTACCAGCAAAGAATAATGAATTGAATCAAAATTATGTTCCATTATCAGATATTCTTTTTAATCAAGAAAGTACTTTGTTAAATGATCCACCATTGCTCCTACGAGGGAATGTAAAAAATAGATGGATAAATCTTCACCTTAACCCACAAGAAAATTCAATTGAACCTTTCGATAGACTTGGAAAGAATACTTATTTAGAACTTATTGATACTCATGATTGTTAAAAATAAATTTGAATATTTTCTCTTTTTTTACTCTTAAACGTAATATGTACTTTTATTTAGAATGGATAAATAAAAGACCTTCGATTATAAAAATACAAAATGAAAAACCATCAACTATTAATTTTAGGAATACATTTAAAATTAAAGGATCGGAAGAAGAAATTATAATTTGTGGGAATATATCCAATCAATTTAGAGAATATTATCCTTCCCCTAAAAAAATATATAAAAATAATCAATATCTTCAATCGCACCTTCAAAAATGTGTAAGAAGAATGCAGACATATAAATCAATTAAAACTGCAAAACATCTAATCGATTTAGATCTGACTACATTTATTCGAAGATTACCAATTATTATGTTAGAAGATGTATGTATTCATGAATCCATTTCAGTTATAATATGGTTAATGATATCTATTCATAAAGGTTTTCGGATTCGATGTGAAATGATAAAATGGTTATTAGGTGTTGTTTATTATTTATCAACTGAGGAGAAAAAGGATAATTATTTAAATAAAGATAGAGTAGAAACAAAGTTCTCAATTGACCATCAATTAAAAGATATTTTATATCCTCTAAGGTATCGAAAAGCATACGGTGGTATGAAAGGGGATATGAATATGATCGAATATTACATTCATGAATTAACTAATTTAAGATTAAAACCAACAACTGATAAGATTACATTAATTAAATTAACTATGGATCCACTTCCTTATAAAGAATGGGTATATCAAGCAAATGATTTTCATTGTAATAAATCAATTATACCGAGAATTAAAAACCACTTTCCAAAATATCCAGAAGAATATATTCAAAGATTAATATGGTATTTTAGTTCTTCCACAAATCTCCGTATAAAGGATGATATTGAACATCCTAAACAAATGATTAAAGATTGGGAAAAAATCAAAGGAACAGTCAAACGTATTCAAAAAACATGTAAATACTATTAAAGATAAGTGATTAATGAATAGTAATAATGGATAAATATTATTTAACAGAAGATATTTTTATTAAAGATAATATTTTTTTTTATGAATGTAAAGCTACCATAAATCCAATAGAACCAAGGAACTGGCATGTTATTTTAAAAGAATATGGTTGGGAGAAACTTAATAAAAAATGGATTGTAAAATTGAATAAATTAACAGACCATAAATCTAAAAATTCATTATTTGGATGTTTAGATTGTGGTGAGGATGGTGATTGTTTGTTTAATTGTATTAGTTATGCTATATATCCTCAGATAGAGGTACATAATATTCAAAAAAATTCAAAAGAATTAAGGTATTTATTATCTGAATCTATTGATGATGAATTATATAATGATATAATTGACATTTATAAAATATCAAAAAATAGTAATGAATTTGAGGAAGACTGGGACCCATTTACAATTACAAAGTCAGATTTTAAAAGAAAGGTTAAAGAAGGTGGAGATGAATTTTGGGGGGATTTTATACTTCTTAGTATCTTAAAAAAATTACTTACTATTAATTTGATAATTTTATATACGAATACAAATACTGGGAATTATTATCATTATCCATTACTTCAAGACTATAATCGAAATTTTAAAACCATTATTTTATCTTATGAAAATGATGATCATTTCAAATTAATTGGGTATTATAAGAATCAAAAGATGAATGTTTTATTTAAACATGATATGTTACCTATTGAAATATTACGATTGATAAACATTTAAAATTCAAATTAAAATATATATGATATTATTAAATGGAAGCATTAGTTATGATTGGTTTGATAGGATTAGGTCTTATATCTAATAATAATGAAGATAACGAGGAAGGTAATAACCATGTTACAGTCGATGTTGATAAAGAGGTTCATTTACCTACATCAGATAATCTTTATCATTCTGATTTTTATAATGAATCTCAGAAAATGATTAATAATAAAGCAATGCATAATTTTGAAAGTTCCTATGAAGATGGAAATAAAGTTGTAAATAATCAGAAATTAAATCGTCTTGGAAGTGGTTATTTAGAAGAAGGTGATCAAGGGATGAATGATATTAATGAAGTTAAAGAAAATTTCTCAGATTATATTTATAGTAATGCAACAGATAAATATACGAATCGAGATGATTTCTTAAAAAATGATCAAGGAATAACAGCACAACCATTCTTCCGAAGAGCTCCAACAGAAGTAGATTTAAATGATACTCGTCAATTAGATAGACATCAAGGTGATAATCAATATAATGCATCCAAACGCGAAGTTGGATCTTTTTTCGAACTTGAAAAAGATTTAGGGAATGTACATGGAAATACATTTGGAGAATATATTGGCGATAAAGGTAGGTATAATGATAGTTTATATAAGACATCTGAGTTACCCTTTCAACAAGAAAGGGTTGCGAATATTGATATCAAGAGTAATTTAAATCGTGAAATTGGACAGATTCACGCGGATAGAAATAGTATTGATGTCCTTCGGAGTAAGAACGATCCTAAATTAACCTATAAGGGAACTGTATTGGCAGGTAAGAATTTATCGGAGAAGAGAGGACTTGAAGGTGAAACATTTAATCACCGACCCGAAAGATATTATGAAAATAATGAAGATCGTTATTTTGTTACTAATGGAGCATATCTTGAAAAATCAGGGCGTCCAGAAGAGATAATGAAAGATACATTTCGATCGAAATTTAATAATCAACCATTAGGTCCTGCTGCAGCAAATTATTCGGTTGGTGAAAAACGTTCAAATTATAAAAAATCCTCCAAAATGCAATTACAAAGTGATACAACTCGAAATGTAGGCGCAGAGGCCCATTTTAACGATAAAGATTTTTCAAGAGAAGGTTATAGAGCATTGCCCAATGAAAGGGAGATTACTGGTTCTAGAGTCCATAATACCAATCTTTCAACTGATGTTTCGAACCATAAAATGGGATTATTCGATGATCCAAAGGAAACAAAGAAACAAATGACTATTAATTCAAAAAATAATGGATATATTTCAAATACAAGTATTAATAATACTGTAGGATTAATGGATTCTGTAAAAACAACCAAGAAACAAACTACAATCAATTCAAAGAATAATGGATATCTCAAAGGTCCTGAACAATTTACAAATGGTTATGAATCTCCAGAAATGACCACGAAAGATTCAACATTATTTTCATATACTGGTATTGGGGGAGGAGATGTTAAAGGTAATCTTTCAAATGAAAATTACATGAATGCTGAAACAAATCCAAATAAAGAAGTCATTGCACAAGGTAGAACTCCTACATTAAGTAATACTAAAATTGTTAATGGGGTTAATGATATAAATGTTGATATTAAGAAACTCCATACAGATTATATAAATTATAGAGAAAATGGAATTCACCAAGTACACGAACGGACCTCGGATTCTAATAATATGGGAGATGTAACAACTATGAAAAATAAATTAGAAGATCGAACCATTTCTCAAAGAATAGATGGGAATTTATTAGATCCATTTAAGAATAATCCTTATACACAACCCTTAACTTCATTTGCGTATTAATTAATTTTAAAGAAATATTTATTTATTATATAATATGGAAAATGAAGGTACCAAATATATAGACGGTAATGCCGATGACTTTACTATCTTTTTATTTTCAAAAGAACCTCAAGAAAAAAATTCAATTAAATTAGAATTAAGTAAACCAAAAGAAGATATTAAAATTGGTCTTCATATTTTTCAAGAACTTTTAATGATATTCACATCTGGTATGAAATATTTATTTGGAAATGGTGAAGAAACTGTAAGTATATCTAAATTATCAATCGATGATATTACTATAATTAATAAATACTTAGCAAGTATAGGTTTTATCGTAATTATTGAAATATTTACGATTGCAGAATATTTAAGTAATATGAAATTACCTAATTACTTTAAAAATAAAGAATTAATTAAGGATGATACTCTCTTAAAAGATATATATCATGAGGTTGTTGTTGATAATCAAATTATCCGTGTTAGTTTTAATTTTCTATCATAAATTAATTTTATTATATATTTTTATCATTATATATTTTTATCATTATAATATTATTTAAATAATATAATATATATTAAATAATATATTACATAATGGGAGGAGGAACAATACAATTAGTTGCTACAGGAGGACAAGATATATTTTTAATTGGTAATCCAGCATTTTCTTTTTTTAAAAGTGTTTATCGGAAGCATACTAATTTCTCAATTGAGTGTATACAAATAGGTGAGAATGGTAATATAGGATCTGGTGAAAATAAAATAAATTATGAAATACCTCGTATTGGAGATTTATTAAGTAAAATGCATTTCGAAATTGATTTACCCACTCAGACAAACGTTACTGTAACAGGTTCTGGTGCTTGGGCGAATTATTCAAATACAACTGCATTTTCATATCTCAAAGAGATCGAATTAAATATTGGTGAAAAAACAATTGATAAACATGATGGAAGATGGTATGATATATTAAATGAATTAACAGGGAATGGTAATTCAAACCAAGATGGTGATAATTTAGATTATTTAATAAATAAATCATCAACATGGCCTGATGAAGATAGAACATCACCTCAAAGGACACAATTGTATATTCCTCTTAAATTTTGGTTCTGTAATGATTATTCGCTTTCTCTTCCATTAATAGCACTACAGTATCATAAAGTAGATATTAAAGCGACTTTTAGAGATATAAGTAATATAATTAATGCAAAGGGTAATTTTACATCTACACAACCTATACTTCCACCAACAAATTTAAAATTATGGGGTAATTATATATTTTTAGATACTGATGAAAGAAAGAAAATGGCCTCGGGAAGTCATGAATATTTAATTGAACAAGTTCAATTAATTTCAAATAATTTTAATCAAAGAATTAATATTCCATTTAATCATCCAATTAAATGTCTTTATTGGGTGATTCAAAATGATAATGCAATAAGTGCTAAAAATGATTTTACAAATATAAATAGTGCATTAAATAATACAAATGATAATGAAGATGCTTGGACAAATAGTAATGATTTCTTAAATTATGATACCCATAAAAGAATAAATCAATCCTATTTACATTCAGGGACTGGAAAATACGAACACTTTGATACTATGTATTTATCGATAAATGGAATTGAAAGATTTACAAAAAGAAAAGCAACCTATTTTCGAACAATTCAACCTTATGAACACGGTTATTACTTTCCAGAAAAAAATATATATATGTATTCATTTAGTTTAGAACCCAATAAGTACGAACCAAGTGGTACATGTAATTTCTCACAGGTAGATAATGCAACCCTAATTTTTGATGGAGAACAATCCTATGATGGATATACAATATATGTTTACGCGAAAAATTACAATATATTAAGAATTATGAATGGTTTTGGTGGATTATTATATTCAAATTAAAATTAAAATAATAAAAACTATAATTTAAAACTATAATAATTTATAATATACATTATATAATAATAATGGGTGGTCTTATGCAACTAGTCACATATGGAAAACAGGATGAATATATACATGGTAACCCTCAAATTACGTTTTTCAAATCGGTATATAGAAGACATACTAACTTTGCAATAGAAAGTATTTATCAGTCAAATATTGTCGATAATGGTGATAATGAAGCAACTGTTACAATTTCAAAAGGAAATGGTGATCTAATGAATAAGGTATATATTGTCTATAATTTAAATAATGATATCAATGGAGATGCACTTATTCAAGAAGTTGAACTTATGATTGGTGGGACTACAATTGATAAACATACAAATGAGTGGTTAAAAGTTTGGAGAGAATTATCAACCCCACTATCCCAATCGGAAGGTAATAAATATATGTCAAATAACTTCGATGGTACATTACTTAGTGGATCTGATACAGGGAGATCTTCTGTAATTATCCCTCTTCAATTTTGGTTTTGTAGATATATAGGATTATCTTTACCAATTATATCATTAACTTCCTCAGATATCAAATTAAAAATTAAAAAAGGAGATTTGAGTGATATTAAAAAAAATCCAGATCAAACACCAGATCCACCTTTGAACTTTGAGGTATGGGTCGATTATATTTTCCTTGATACAGAAGAAAGAGTTCGTTTTGCCCAAGGTTCACATGAATATTTAATTGAACAGGTACAGAAACAAGATGGAACTCCAATAGGTGGAACAGCATCAACAAGTTATGACCTTCATTTCAATCACCCTGTGAAAGAACTTATTTGGACAGAGGGTAATACAGGGACAGATAGAATCACAAATCAAAAAATGAATATCACTTTGAATGGTGTCGATCGTACACAACTTCAACATAAAGAGTATTATCAATTCAAACAACCATTAGATCACCATACTACAATCCCAGGATATAATATTAAAGAATATGATAGACCTCAATTATTAAAATACCCAAAATTAATCATAGGAGGTAATAATGTTGTTGTCGCACCCTCAGTAGCCGGCGATAATGAATTTTATGTAAAGTATGCTACCGACTCCACTACTAACCTTAAAATTAGTACTACTAATTTAGATGATTTGAGAGTTGGAGATCTAATAAATATATATTATCCTATTGCTTCGGGTAAGAATATTAATATTAATGCAACAATTACTACAGTCATTAATTCATCAGGAGCATATAATATAGAGGTTAGTAAAGGCAGTACTGCAACACAATCTAATTATGAGGACTCTTTGAGTGGAAATGGTTCTATTACTTTACTTGCAAGAACACAAGATCCAAAATCGAACTGTTCGAATCTAAAAAAGAATATCTATGTGTATTCATTTTCCCTAAATCCAGAAGATCATCAACCTTCAGGTACAATGAACTTCTCAAGAATAAATTCTTCAAAACTAAAAATCGAAGAAGCAAAGAAGATTGATTTCATTTATGCAGTAAATTATAATATTTTAAGAATATCAGGAGGAACAGGTAATCTATTATATACAAATTAATAAAATAGTTCGTTTCACTAAACTGAAATAAAATCTAATTAATATTATGAAATATACAGCAGAAGAAAGAATGATACAATATAATGATGAATATTCAAATATGTCAAAAATACAAAAACAAATCCAAAAAAAGTTTGAAAGTACGATTGAATTATTAGTCCTCTATAAACAATCGAATCCAAAAGAAGAAGTTTATTTATCAGAAGAATATATCAATAAGGCACTTCAATGGTTTAATGAAAATTTAAATATTGGAAAATAATATTCAAAATGGAAAAATAATATTAAAGATACTAATAGATAATCTAAATATGAGTCAAGATTTAACATACATACGTAATTCATTAAAAGGATATACTGAAGTTAATTCTGTATATGATATATCAAAAAACGATAAAATAAAATATATTACCATTAATGAAAATGATAATGAAGAATATTTTCATGATGGTGGAATTTATTTAGGGATGGGAGATAATTTTATTTTGATACGGGAAAATAATGGTCGCCCAAAAAATATACCCCTTAATATTGTTGATAAAGATGGATCAATATTATACAATACAAGGGTATTTGTATCTTCAAATGAAGAAGAAACAAAGGATTCATATTTAGAATATGAAAAGGTAATACAGAATCAACAAAATATTATTGAAAAATTATCAATCCAAAATAAGAAATATAAAGATATCATTGATAAACTTCATGATAAAAATATTAATTATGAACTAACGCTTAAGAGATTAATAAATAAAAATTAAACATAGATTTCCCTTAATAATTCTACAATTTCTTCTAAAACCTTACAATCATTTCGATTGTATTCAACAATTTCCTTAATCTCCTTATATCTTTTAATTGGTATTTTCTTTTTATTTTTGATACATATATCTTTGAATTGTATCATTGAATCTAAACCATTATCTGTCTCATTCCATGTTGTTTCAATTAATTTATTTTTATACAATGCCCTTCCAATTGATTTTAATCCAAATTTAAATACACCTTGAACAATAATTGGTTCTGTTCTAAAATAATCAAGTATATTGATTAAATTCATCGGTGGAAATTTTATATCAGGATATTTTTTGTAAATATATTTCATATAATTATTCTCAGCATGTCCCCAATGAAAAATATTCAAAGCATTCCCTTTACTAATTTTAATTAAATCATCTGCAAATCTACGAATAATCTTTGTTTCCTCCTCTAAATTAAATTTCTCAATTGTATAATTATAATATTTGTGATTGAAAATAATCCCAATAATCGCAATTATTGGATGATCCATAGTTTTAATTAAATTTTGTTTTTCATCAAATGATAAAAAACTCTCAATATCAAAATAGATATTATACTCCCGCTGTAATACTTCATTCAATGTACTTGATACAGTCTTTCGAGGATAAATTAATATATCATTATGTTTATTCATATGTATCATCCTCTCTTGAATATCCTTTTTCTTTGATTCTTTTAAATAAAAAAGTAATTTAGAATCATCCCAACATTCAATGGTTTTACGTAAATATTCACACCTTTCCTCATATGTTATATTCCACACCAATGTTATCTCTTTGATACGATTTGCTAATTTATATTTTTCTTTTTCCCAATCACTCTCTTTATTATTCATATTTGGATACAATTCAATACATGTTGGTTTTGGATCAATATTCATCATAAAATAATCTTTTCTTAATTTCTGAATCCAATCAAATGCATTCTCAAATTTGAATTTTAGTTTTTCATCAATTAAAACGTATCCTATAAATTCTTTTTTTGGTAATAATGTTTTTTTATAATAATATTCTTTTCCCAATAGAAAACACTGTGGTTTATAGTCTAGTAACTTCGAAATCGTATTTTGAAAGGCATATAAACAACATTTTTTATACATTAAAAGACCTTCACTATATGTTTCTTTTAAATCTAATTTAAAGTGAATCGATGCATAACTAAAATTAATCAACATATACTGTTTTTCTTTCACATAAATATGGAAAGGTATATTTCCTATTTTTGAAAATATTTTTCGAAAATAATCTTCTCTTAGAATTATATCACATTTAACAATCATATTACCATCATATAATAATTTCCCATTGAATATTAATGGAGATTTTTTTTTTATCATAGTTAATGTTTCCTTAATTGAAGGATTAAATGAAACATCTAAACCTAGTTTCATATTTATTTTTTGAAATAATTCATCTTTATACCTAGATGATTCTTTTATTATAAATTCCTTATAATACGATTTTTCGTCCCGTTCTAAAAGACATTCTTTATGAATGTACTCCTGAATATTAAACCAATCAATTAATGGATCTTTTAAAATATGATTTTTCAAAATAGATATTTGATAAGGATTTGAAAAATACTCCATGTTAATTCAACATTTAAAAAAAAAATAGAAAAATCACTCTCCTAAAATTAATCCTCGCAATCTGCTGATTCAATTGAATTCATTTGATCATTAATATCATTCGTTTTCTGTAAATACTCTTCATCAATTCTATTTTTTTCTTCATTTAATTTACGTAATCTTTCAGTTTTATTATTACATGGACGCATTACAAGAGGCACTCCATTACGATGTTTTAACCATTCACTATGATTTCCATTAATCTTAATTAATTCTTCCACAGTCAAAACAATTTCATCATTTGAAAGGATATTTGATAATATATAATCACTAGTTGTATATGGATCGATTGTATGATAAAAAGATAATATTGGTGTATTTTGATATAATTTCGAAGTATGATGGAAATGAATGTCGATCTTTTTTTGGTAATTATAGGTAATTAAAATTATTCCTAAATCGATTTTATACTTCTTCTCAATCTCAGATAATAATATAGGAATATCAGGTACTTGAATACGGGTACGACTAGGTCTTCTCCGCCATTTTTCCTTAATATCACCTAAACTTTCATAATTATCGACTGTCTTATTTTCCAAAATCCTATTTTTTATTCTTTCATATTTATTATAATCATTTAATAAAATCTCGTTTGCTTTCTTTTTACCTTTTGTATCTCCTTCTACTTCATCTTTGTATTCCACTAATTCTAATCCATTAATTATCATTGAAATAACTTCAGGTAATCCATTCTTTGACGGATCAGAATACTTCAAATTCCTAATATTCACTTCTTTGAATGTTTCTGTTAATGTAATCCAATCTGCTCCATATCTTCTAACGCTATCTATATTATATGATATAAATGCATCTTCTCCATATAATTTTTTTATATAATAGGGTACTTTGTTCAATTTTTTTGTAATTCTCTGTTTATCAAGTTGAAGGTCGTTTCGATCACTATCCTTAATAAATTGACTTTTTTTCTTGAAAATATTCTGTAATCTTTTAGTTCTCTTTGTTTTATCCTTTGAATACCTAAAAAATACTTCTGTTTTAGGTGTGATTTTCTCAATATAGGATATTTTTACATTATCAAAACCAGATTTATTCATTGTTAACAAATCATTGCCGTTATTTACATGAATTAATAATTGATTAATAAATCTCTTCATAATAATTATACTTTCATCATAATTATCTTTATTGATAAGTATAATACTTTGATATCTATTTTTATTCATAATTCTTTTAATGATTCTACCTTTCAATGTATATTGTATTAACTCTTCAACATTTTTACCACTTAGTTCTGATGGAGAAACCTTTTTAAATATTTCATCATCACGAATAAATAATTGATCTGGAATATCAGAACCACCTTTTAAGTTATAGATTATTGTAAATATTCTTTCTTTTTTATCATTACTTGTCAATATATTATCATTGATAATATGAGTTAATTTATCAGTCAAATGAACTGTAATTACCATTCGACTTTCCTGAATATTACTAACTATACCACAATAAGGTATCTCTTGTCCCTGTTTCGAGAAAAGTGTATAGTCCATTAACCTATATTTATCTTCATTAATTAGAGTGATAGTATCCTCCGATTTTGTAAAATAAATCATTGTATTCAGTTGGACACTTTTATGTCTCTCTACAGATATATCTATTTTCTTAGTACTGATTAGTCTTATTACCTGACTAAAGACTAACTGCATGTATTTCAACTTGTGATTATATTCAAAAATATAATCTATCATATTATCTTTTGTTTGAATTAAATTATTCTTGTAAAGTGAATCATCAATATCTTTTAAATTAATCTGACTTTCAATAATTGTATATTGATTATACAAATCACTTGTTTTATCAATTTCAAAGGGTTCAATTGATAAATATGTCCCATCCTTAAGAATAATTGTCCTGATTTCAGAATCTAATTTAGATAAATGATTTATCTCTTTTTGATACAATGATAAATATTTGATTGTAGTATTGAACGATGGTAGATTACCCAAACCTTCTTCTTGAAGATCAAAGACTATATCTTTATTATGTGATAATGGCAATTTACATGGTATAATTGGTACTATGATTAGGTCATCCTTATCTGATGTGTTAATAAAGTAACATACTTCGGAATATCGATTTAAATAAATTGTATCTGGTTCAAAAACCTTTTGTTGTTCAGAAAATTGATTATCCCTATATTGATCAATAATGTTTAATTGAATATCATTAATCAGTTTACGAATAATAAAGAATTCACTTTTTAATGCACTAATAAGCTTTTCATTATCCTTCGGTAAATTCACTTTTCCAGATGTTGAAAATTTCAAAAGGACTTTATCACCTTTAGGATCTAATTGTTTTCTTAGGAGTGCTTCAATATCTTTATCATTAATATCAGTACATCCTTCACCAATCCATATCCAATCTTTTGAATTTGTTAAACCATCAATTAACTTTGGATCAATGGTCTTAGTTTTATTACGGTATAATACATCCTTTTTATTTAATCTTTCATCTTCAATTGTAATGATATCTTCTTCAAGTATTTCCTTAATTAAAGAATATTCTTTAGTCCCAGAATATTTACATTCTGTTGAATCCTCAACAATCCATTTTATATTTAATCCTTCCTTAATTTCCTTATCCTTTGAATATTTCAAGTATTCATCATAAGTAAACCAACTCTTACATAGATCATTATTATCACATAATTTAGTTGATTTCTTTTCCGATTGATTTACTAATTTACTAACTTTTGTTCCTGATCGAAAATCATTCATTCTCCCTCGAGGATAAGGTTTCTTTAAGAAATCAGAGAAACTATCTTTATTATAGATATGTCCAAATTCTTCAAAATATTTCATTTCAAAGATTTTAATATCCATGGGAAGAGGAATAAAATCAAATTCATCATCATTTGAAACCTCTAAATATGAATGGACACGATAAAGTATGGGTTCATAATAATGCTCTTTTTTATAGATAAAACACATTTTATCAGTTTGGGTATAATCTGTTAGTTTAACCTCTATTTTATCATTGATCATCTCATAGATAATAATATTCATTGGATTATCAAGGACAACATTCAATACAGGAATAATATATTTATCTTCCTTTTGTTCTTCTGAAAATAAATAATCTCTATATGTTTTTAATGTTACTATAAGGTTAAAGATATAGTTTTGACGATTTGTATCAAATAAAATAGAGTATGGATATTGACTTGTCTTTAATTTTTCAAGCATTGTTTGTTGATCATTTAATGTAAATAAATATTTCGATTCACTATAAGAGGATTGTGTTTTTTCAAGTACTTGAATAACATATTGAATATCATCTTTGGATAAATGATCTATTTTGAAACTCTTATGAATCAATGGACAATGTTGAAATAAGGTTACATTTTCTTCCAACTTTTCAATGATTTCTTCCTTAATAAACTCTTCTGATGTTTTTTCATACTCTAGAATTTCAATTAAGGAATTAATAAAGGAAGATTCGTTAAATAAATATTTACCTTTATTCTGTTGAACTCCTTTCCTAATAAAACCCTTACAAATTAATAAATCTTTATCAAAACGAAAGATTGAATCTTGGATTAATATTTCCTGTAATTTTTTAGGTAATTGTGAACATTGTCCGGGTTGTAATGGTCCAGATGCTTTTGTATTTATTTTACAAGTACCCTCATTACTATGATTATACAATGATGGATAGATGAAACCATCTTTCTTTTTCTTCTTTTTTTTCTTTTTCGGTTTTTCAGCGACCCCTTTAGGTTTTTTCTGAACTTTAGTATCTCCACGATATGCTGTTGAAAAACAACATGGTAATCCATATCCGTCTGGATGAATTCCTTTATCTTCTTGGATCTGAGGGACAAAATATTTATAAGATTCTTCTTCTGGAATACCGTCCCAATAAGTACCTTGTCTCTTTAATATAAACTGATCTGAACGACCATCCTTTGGTAATACTTCGGGTATTATATCTTCTGGGTTAACTTTTTCTGGACGAATACTTAATTGTTTTGAAACATCCCAGTATTGAGGACAAATATATTTGATTTCTTTATCATCGACTATTTCTCTACCAGGTACGACTAATGCCCTTGAATATGATTTTTTACCAGATCCTAACCTTTCTGCTTCTTCACTATCAATTCTATCTAATTCCTCTTTTGTAACTGCAATTGGTTGTCTTGACCCTAATCCTTTTGACGCCTGACATACTTTTGCATATCCATATCTTGTATTTGTTTTCTTACCCTGTTTATCGAATTGAAATTTATCAGATTTAAAAACAAATAGTTTTTTATCATATTGTTTTAATCTCTTCAACGCATACGAACGTACTTCATATTTTCCTGCACCACCCACCATATCATCATCAGAATCAGAATCACTTGATAGATAATTGTCATCATCTGAATCTTCCTCACTATCGGACATATCTGCAGCATTTTTAAGAGCATCAAATGTGAATTCTTCATTTGATTCATCATCACTATCTTCATCTTCTTCAGGTAATACTAATTCTTCAACATTTATCTTTTCACCTTCAATATATGATCTTAAAAGTGGATGATTAAATCTTTCATTATTATTAATGTAATCATAGATCATGTTCATCATTGTTTTAATAACAATAATAACTCTTTCTAATTCTCTAAAACTTTTTGAATCTTTGATCTTAAATTGTACATATTCTTCTTTTTCTTGAATCATTATATCAGGTCCATTTTCTTCAATTTCAACATTCAACCTTAAATTTCCTTTTTCTCTTTTCTCTTTCATCATTATTTCCCATGATTCATATTCTTCAGTAATATCTTTTGGATCTTTACTAAATTCTTTACTTATCATATTAATAATTTCTTCTGGTTCTAAACCATCAATATTTGAATATGCAGATATTGCAGATTGAATTGTACTTCGATTTGAGTAATTATTAACTCTTTTATAATGTCCAGATAATACACCATTTCCTTCTTTATCATTTTCAACCATATATCTGAAAAACATAGGGAGATTCTTCATAATATTTTTCAATAATGGTAAATAAAATCCATTTTTACTACCATTTACAAATGGTCGTGTATTTGGATTATAATTTGATTCTTGTGAAAGTTGATTCATTTCTTCTTGTGTAACACCATCTTTAACTTCGTAATTTTCAGTAAGAAAGTAAATATTATAATCAATAAAATCTATTTTCGAATCAATATCTTCATTTGTAAATAATTTATTAAGTTCATCTCTATCCCCAAAAGTATTAATATTATAGGTTGAATAAATATTTAATTGATTAATATCGTGGATTAAATGATTACATTGCTCAAATAATTCAAGGATTGACTCTTTACGACTAATACTCAAAATATCATGTTTATCTTTTTTAATTATAAATTCAATTTCACCATCTTGATGTATTGCTAATGAACAATATTCATTTTGATCTTTTGTACTACATATCTTAAATATAATTATATCTGTTTTATGTAAACTATCATATAATGTTAGATTATTATCACGATATAAATTATTCATCCATGAATCACATAAATTAATATCAACTGTTTTCTTTTTATCTTTAAAAGCATCATATCCTTCATAGATGATAGAATCTCGATGGAGTTTAAAATAAATATTATCATATGTTGCCCCTACCCATTTCACAAATGGAATATTATCTGATAATCTCCAATTTGAAAAAAGTTGATAAAGATTAACGGTATTTACTTTCTCATCTTTTTTTTGAATTCTTAAATAATCTAATTCAAAGAAATCACAACCAATACGAGGTTCTTTAATAAAATTCATAAATTCACCATAAATGAATCGGTTTCCAATTGAATAATCCATTAATTTATTTTTTTCTTCCAAATATTTCTTCTCTATAACTTCATTATCAATGACAGTTTGGATTGTTTCATTTCGATTCAAAGGCCAGTATTTGTTAATAACACGATTCTTAAATAATTTAATTTCTTCAGAAATATCATCACAATTTAAATCATTGGATAATAATTCATCTTTAATATCTTTTTCTCTAAGATATTGATCTAAATTTAAAAACGTTAAAGTATTGTCCTTAATATTATTATTTTCAAATAAATCATAATAATTCTCATTTGGAGAAATATGATTATTATTATACATATCTGTAAAATCCTTTTCTTTATTAATCATTTCACAGATATCGATTGATAATATTTCATCTGGATGCATTAGTTCTGGTCCATGATAGTTAAAACCAATTGCATTAATTTGATTTGTTTCATTATCAGTATAGATCGCATATATATATTGAGAAGGCACTTTAGAACAACAATAGTGAGATAGTTTCATTAATATCATTTCATTTGTATCATCTTCATTCATTATTTCATCATAAATAAATATGCTCTCAAATCCATCGATAAATAAATAATCATAAATTTCTTCTTTTGTACAATTTAAATAAAGATATAATTGTTCAATATCTTTATCCTTGATACCTGAAAAAATATCATCATTCTCTCGAATATTTTCATCCATCTTCATAATTGTTTGATGCATCGGATGGACCTTATTAAGTGAATATGTCGGGATCGTATATTTCCTTTCCGTCTCACCTTCAATAATACTACAACTATCCTCGTCATCCACAATTTTATCTACACTACCTAATCCTCTTTTCCCATTTGAGTACCATGTTACCTGATCATTAATTGAAAATTCAGTTTCTAAGAAATATATATTCATAAATACATAATTCTTTCTTTCAACCGGAGAAATACATTTAATGATTCTTTTATGAACCATTACATTTTTGCAAAAATTAGCATCCATATACTAACAAAAAATATTATTTTTTAAAATCATACGGAGTTGTTTTTACCGTCATTCCACAATATTCAATATGTTTTTTACTATAGTCCTCGGGATAATAAATATTTATTTTTTCAGCTTTCTCTAATAGTTCTTTCATATTATTCCAAAACTTTTCCGTATGACCTACTTCAATTGTAATTAAATGTGCCAATTCATGAAGTACTACAAACATAATTATATTATCATCTTCGAATGTATTATTATCTTTATTTCGCAAACATATCGATATTTTCTCCCCTTTATTTACAGAATATGATATATATTCTGCATTTTCACCTGTTTCAGATAATGTATTTGGATTGTAACGGTCAATTAACCTCGAATATTTAGAATTTTCTTTATCTAAACTATCAATTAAGCGCATTACTTTACCATTTATCTTTGATAATTTATTTGCTGCTTCAACTGAATCGGGTAGATCCCTTACTATATAATATAACCCATCGTGTGTTGATTTTACAATAATAAGACTTGTATCGACTATAAGTAATTTATTTACAACTAAAAATAATACGAGGATACTCATAAAAAATATTAAGAAATCAATCATATATTATACGACAATATTATTGTTTTACATCTTTTATAATTAAAATAAATTTGATTATTTGATATTTAAAATCAATTAACTAATTATTATTATTAATATGCATGAAAATATAAATAGAAATGAATTCTCATTTCAAATTATAGATATTTCTTCAGATGATGTAGTTATTAATCCAGATATAAGTCAATATGATAAACAATTTATGATTACTATCTATGGAAAAACAAATGATAATCAAAATATAGTTTGTAATGTATCTGGTTTCGAACCGTACTTTTATATGCGGATCCCGGAAAGTTGGAAGGAACCGTTCCTTAAAACTTTCTTAGAAGAAATTATCGCAGATGTATTACCATACAACCAACGATATTATTGGAAAAAGAATTATTTACCAGATAAATTAAAAATTAAAAGATCTTATAATTTCTATGGATTCAATTATTCGGAAGATAATAATGCTGTTCAAAAGTATAAGTTTGCGAAAATATGTTTCGATACAAATGGAAATATGAATCGATTTATCCGTACCATTAAAAAGTATCACAAAGATAGATATGAGAAAGTAATGAATAATGAAATGAAGGTTGATAAAAAAATAAGTGATTGGTTCAATCAAGATCATAATTGTCATTGTGTTGCTAATCTATATGAAACAAAAATAACGCCATTATTAAGATTTATTCATGAAAAGGATCTTGAAACATGTGGTTGGGTAACTGTCAAGATACCTAAAAAACATCTTCAAAAATATATTGTTTCAGAAGAAGATAAATTATTTAATGTTGATATTGAAATCAATGATTTACCTATGAAATATATTAATTCAAATCCTTCCGATCAAATGGCTCCTTTTGTGACGGCATCATTTGATATTGAATGTGATAGTTCTCACGGTGATTTCCCAAATCCAATTAAAGATTTCAAAAAAGTAGCAATTGATATTCATGAAACATATTTTAGACAAAGTATGTTACATAATCCACCAGAATTTAAAAGGAAATTTATTAAAGATAGTCTAGTCTCTGCATTCAATAATGGTTCCAATGATATTCAATCAATTTATACTTCGAATGGAACATACTCTGATGAAAGCATGAAAACTATCATGAATCAGATAACCGATGATTTACTTCAAAGATTTGATGAATCAAAAAGTAATTCCAAACAAAGAGAAACTATGATTAATGAATTAACGGATCTATTCAATACCTTTGAAAATGAAGAAGGTGACGAAATTATAATTAAAGGGGACCCAATTATTCAAATTGGAACCGTCTTCCATAGATATGGTGAAGAAGAATGTTACAATAGATCAATTGTAGTTATCGGTAATGATGATGATCCGGTGGATCAAATATGTGATGAACTCGATGGAATCCAAGTTTATCCTTGTTGTTCTGAAAAAGATCTTCTTTTGAAATGGAAAGATATTATTCTATATCATAATCCAGACTTTATTACAGGATATAATATCTTTGGTTTCGATTTTGATTATATTAATAAAAGAGTAAATTACTTATTCCCCTGTAAAAAAGATTGTAAATCATACAATTGTTGTATTTCTTGTCCTAAAAATGATTTCTATCGTCTTGGAAGATTAATGAGAAATGGAACTTCTGATAGAATTCATGATTTAGAAAATCTATCTCTACCAGAAAAAACATCCTCATCCTATAATAAATATTGGGAAAAGAGATGTAAGATCGCCTCAAAAGAATTAAGCTCATCTGGATTAGGTGATAATGTTCTAAAATATATTTCAATGGATGGAAGGATTGTATTTGATATTCAAAAAGAAATTCAAAAAGGACATTCTCTTGATTCATATAAATTAGATAATGTATCTTCTCATTTTATGAAAGGATCAATTCAAAAACATGAAAAGATAATTGATCGAAAGAAAGGATACATTATTACTCGAATTATAACAAATAATATAGGGAATCTGAAAAAAGGTGATTATGTTTGCTTTAATATTAATACTAAGTATGGTTTAGTGAAATATGAAAATGGAAAAAAATTCAAAATTATAGGATTGAATTATCCTCAAAAAGTGGTTGCTATTGAAGGATCAATTAATATCAAAAAATATAAAAATGATTTTATATCTTGTGAATGGTGTCTATCAAAGGATGATGTATCTCCTCATGATATTTTCGAGTTCCATAAAACAGGAGGTCCTTCAGGGAGAGCAAAAATTGCAAAATATTGTATTATGGATTGTGAATTATGTATTCATCTATTACTTCTCTTAGATTTAATACCAAATAATATTGGTATGGCAAATGTATCTTCAGTACCATTATCCTATATCTTCTTGAGGGGTCAAGGTATTAAGATTAGTTCACTGGTTACAAAAGAGTGTTCTAAAGAAGGTAAAAATACTCGAATTCCAACATTAGAAAATCATTCGGATAAAATTATGGATGATGGATTTGAAGGTGCGATTGTACTCGAACCAACTCCAGGAATATATTTAGATGACCCTATCTCTGTTTTAGATTATGCATCTCTGTATCCAAGTTCAATTATTGAAAAGAATCTATCTCACGAAACATTTATTGGTACTAAAGAGGAAATTGATAATGATCCAGGAAAGTATGAAGAATTATTAAAAGGAGTACCTCATCATATTATATCTTATGATGATTACAGTTCAGAATTAATTGGTAAGACAGTACATAAAAAGAAGGCAGGAACAAAGACAACGTGTTACTTTGTGAAAAGAGAACATAAAAAAGGTATTATTCCGACCATTCTTGAAAATCTTCTCGATCAACGTAAGAATACTCGAAAAAGAATTAAACAAACAGATGATGAGAATAAAAAGAAAGTTTTAGATGGTCTTCAATTGGCATATAAGATAACTGCGAATTCAGTTTATGGTCAAATGGGTGCAAAAACAAGTTCTATCTTCTTTAAAAAGATAGCAGCATGTACCACTTCAATTGGTAGAGAAAGAATATATGATGCAAGTAAGGGTGTCATTGAATGGGCAGATGAAACTGGTTATCATAGACCTGAAGTCGTTTATGGAGATACAGATTCTGTCTTTGTAAAGTTTTCAAGGATTCATCATGAAACAAATATTAAATTAGAAGGAAAAGAAGCACTTCAATATTGTATTGATTGTGGAGTAAAATCGGGTGAATGGATTACAAAACATAAAATGAATCCTGATTGGAATTCTGAAATCGATGGAAAAGGACCTCAAGATTTAGAATATGAAAAAACATTTCATCCATTTATTCTTATCTCAAAAAAAAGATATACGGGTGATAAATATGAATTAAAATCCGATAAACCTAAGGAGAGAACATCGATGGGAATTGTTATGAAAAGAAGAGATAATGCACCGATAGTTAAATATGTTTTTGGAAATGTAATTGAAATTATTATGAATCAAAAAAGTGTTGATCTTTCAATCGAGTGGTTACACAATACCTTAAAACTCATTCAAACTGGAACCATGGATCGATCGATGTTTACTATTTCCAAATCATTAAGAGGATATTATAAAAATCCACAGGGTATTGCTCATAAAGTTCTTGCCGATAGAATGGCAGAAAGAAATCCAGGGGATAAACCAAAACCAAATGATAGAATTCCTTATGTATATATTAAATTACCAGATGATCAATTATATGATTATCAGAATAAATATAAAAGTGGTGTTAATAAAGGAAAACCAAGATTAAAGAAAATATTACAGGGTGATCGTATAGAGCATCCGGATTTCATTCAAGAAAATAATTTGAATATCGATTATTCGTTTTATATTTCAAATCAAATTATGAATCCTGTAAAGCAAGTTCTAGATCTTGAAAAAGAGGAATCAATTACACAGCAATTATTTAATGAATTTATCTAATAATTTAGTCAATAATATTATCCTAAATCTATTTTTTTTATTGAATGAATTGAATGATTAAGATTAAACACAATGTAATAACTATATGGCATAATAAATGGGAGATATTATTTTTTATAAAGTATTTTGCAAGGTATAATAATACCGATATAATTAATAAGTAATAACATAAGATTTTATTATTATCTACATGTTTAAGAATATCTGCGATTACTAATAATGAAACAACCATCCAGATTCGATCAATATATTTTAGATATTTACTCTTTGAACTGTGATTGAGTATTGATGTTAGAATACCTATTATTATTACAATAATTAATACAGGATGTTTCTTTAATTTTTGATAATGAAGGAATACTTTAATAGATAATATAATCCCCAGTACAACGGAAGATAACATTAATAATTTATTCATTATTAAATGAACAATATTTTATTAATTGATCATTTATCTGTGTTATTATTTTTTATATATTTTAATAATATAATATAATATAATGGGTGGAGGATTATTACAACTGATTGCATATGGTGCACAAGATGTATATTTAACAGGAAACCCTCAGATTACATTTTTTAAAATTGTATATCGAAGACATACTAATTTCTCAATGGAATGTATTAAACAAAATATTAATGGTCATTCTGAAATAGGTATAACTGATGTTAATAATAAAGGAACAGTAACTATTTCCAAAACAGGGGATTTATTAACATCATTATATGTGAAATGCGATCAAAATGTTTCTCAAGGTATTCGTGGAGATCATCTCATTGAAGACGTTGAGGTTGAAATTGGAGGTCAACGAATTGATAAACATTATCGTGAATGGAATCAAATATGGAGTGAATTAACGATACCAAAATCAAAACAAGAAGGTTTTCAATATTTAACAGGATCATTTAATAATAATAATTTACCAACAAGTAAACAACAAACTATTATGTATCCCTTAAATTTTTGGTTCTGTAGGAATCCTGGTTTAGCACTTCCATTAATTGCTCTTCAATATCATGATGTTCAATTAAAAATAACATGGGGGACAGCAAAATATGATAGTACTTCAAATGAAAATCTAACAAGAATAAATACTTCTTCTCCTGTAACAATACCCGTTGAAATATGGGGTGATTATATTTATCTAGATACAGATGAGAGAAGGAGGTTTGCACAGGTTTCACATGAATACTTAATTGAACAAGTACAAATTCAAAAAGAAAAAGATGATAATAAGTTAGTCTATACTCTTAATTTAGAACATCCAGTTAAAGAATTAATATGGACAAATCCATCGAGTAATCCTATGACAAATCAAAAAGCAAAAATAGAAATTAATGGACATGAAAGATTTTCAGAGCAAAGTAAAGAATATTTTCAAATTAAACAACCTTATCAACACCATACATCAATACCTGGGTATAATATTAAAGAAAAAGAAGTCTCTTCTTTAATTTATAATCCCTTAGTTAGTATTGTTTATAAAACAAAAGCGACGGGTACCTCGTCAATCGGCCTCGCGGCGGGGGATTGTCGTTTTGGATACTTTGAATCGAATGCTGTTGTTACATCAGGTAATGGATTAAAAACATTAATATTACGTGATGAATCACCGATTGATTTTTATGAAGGTGATATTATTCAGTTAAGAATAAATAACAATACTAATAATATTTTAACTACTCAGTTAGTAAGTATTTCAAAAATTAGAACATTGATTATTAATACAAATAATTTGGATG